TAACATACCAAGTGAATCTAAACATATAAAGAGTGGTCTTCGTATATCTACATCTTGTTGCATGTATCTATCTAATACTTTTAGTGCTTGATGTCTAAACTCTTGTACAGTTGTTACAGGAAGTATCACCATTCTTTCTGCATCTATTCCTCTATCAATAACCATTTGTTTTGTTATCGCACTTTCTGATTCAAAGTAAACAACACCAGCATTTGGATTTTGGTCTAAGAAGTTTTTAACCATTCCCATAAGAAAGAAAGTTTTTCCTGTTGCACTTTCTCCTGCCAATGCAGTAATTTTATTTTGTGGAAGTCCACCATACATTGAACCAGAAATCAGTCCATTGAATATGTAAGAACCTGTATCAATAAAATTTTCTACATCTCCAGCTTCTACACCCTCTGAAACGACAGCGGCATATTCATTTCCTGTTTCCTTAATCACATCTTTTAAAAAGTCATTCATTATTATCTCCTGTTTCCCTAGTATTTTTTAAATTTAAATCATCAAACATATTTTCGTTTGGTTTTGAATCAGTAAATGGAAATGGATTTTCTTTTTTCTTTTTGAATATCCTATCCCAATTATCTTCAAAAGTCTTTTCATCAACTTCTCTCGGTCTTCTTTTATCTCCTTTTCCTGCCATTAGAAAAATCCCTCTAGTGTTCCTTGTGTTCCATAACTACTATCAATCTGCCATCTTATAATATCAGTAATAAATTTTAAAGGTTCTACAAAAGACTTTTCAAACTGCATATCATAATCAATAAAATTATGTAACTTTAATTCATTAGGTAGCTTAGTCATAAATGATATAGAAGTTGATTGATAGACATTTGGTGTTTTCATATGTAAGAACTTAATCTTATCACCTTCTTGTATGAATGGATATTTGTTTTGTAATTTTTTATCTCGCACAAGATGATTGTATAGTATTGCACCTTTACAATGTATCGGCGCTCCTTTCTTAAATAGATTGTGTGATTCTGTCCATTTATTTAGTCCATTTACAGAACGAGGATATGCAATCAACTCTGGTTTCAAATCCATAAAGTCTTTTCTAAAATCTTGTATGAAACTATTTAACTCTTGATTATCTTTAGTCATGATAATAGTTAGTGCTTCTTTAATCTTTTCACGACAAGCAGCTGGTGTAGATGACTTAACTGCCTCAACACCCATGATTTTTAATTTAGGTTCTTTATAACGAACACCTTCAACATCATGTGCATTTAAAATATATCTTTTCTTTGCAACCCAAATACCTTTGTCTGCAATCACTTCTCTTTTCATCTGCATCTTTTGTTCATATGCATTTACATATTCAGCGAGGTCTTGATAACTTTTATCAATAAAAGGTTCAAGCTTCTCTTTGGCAACTCTGTCAAGAAACTCAACGATTTTATTGTCGTCTGTGTCTGATACGAAGACCTTGCTAACCAAATTATCAAATGTGATATATACCGAATCCGTATCGCTCGCAATAATGTAGTCCTCTCCTCTGGTATTAAGTATTTTATTAAGATACTGATTAAGAGTGTGCTCAATATAGCGAATAGCAAGTTGACCACTTGTAGTAATCGCCTCGGCAACCAAAAGATTGTAATACCTAAACCACACATTGCCGATAGCACCATATGCACTATTGAGTGAAATCTTTTTAGCCATTTGAATATTATTGAACTTAGCGATAGTCTTTTGTAGTTTTGGGTCTTTTGTTTTTTCATAATCTTTTTGTGCCTCAATCATTAATTGTTTAAACTTTACTCTGTCATCATACATCTTCTGCATGAGTTCTGGTAAGAAACCTTTTTGTGTTGTTTTAAATAAAGCACCATTCGGTGTCATTGTTGCATCTTTTAATATTGATGTGTCCACTTCTTTATTTAATAGTTTCTCAACTGACATGTTTTTAACTTTTTCATCTGCAACTAATGTTTCTGGTGATATATTATATTGCATAATTAAGTGTGGATACAAAGAGTTCAAATCAAAAGACATCACCCACTTATGTAATCCTACGATTGGGTCTTTGACATATGCACCTTCAAACTTTTCACTTTTTTCTCTTTGAATCTTTTGTGGTATAACAATATTCTTTTTTCTTAGTTCATTGTAAATAAGTATATCCCAATATTTTACAGAACCTAATACATCCATATAATTAACTTTAGCATCATATGCCATAGTTAGACACAACTCAATCAATCTCATTTTATCTTCTAGTCTATCAACAATCTCCACATCTTGTATATTATAATCAATAAACGATTGAAAGTCTTTTAGATACCATTCTCTAAATGTTTCGTATGGATTATCATCTTTACTCTCACCCAACTCAATATGAGCGATATGGTCTAGTCTATAACTCTCACGACTAGTATAGGTAAACTTTCTATACAAGTCATAAAAATCTAAATGTGATACACCAAGTATGTCGTAGACTTGTTGTTGTCTACCCATCTTATAAACTTGTCTATCTGATACATTACCCCAAGGCGAAAGTCTATTGATTTCTTTTGGTTCATATAAGTTTTTAATACGATTACAAAGATATGGTATATCAAAAAACTCTGTGTTCCAGCCTGTAATTACATCTGGTTGATTTTTTTCCCAGAAAGTTAGAAACTCTTGTATTAACATTTTCTCAGTATCACATTTTACATAAGTTACATCATCTCTTGTATTCTTATATTCACCTGTACCCCAAACTATGATTTGTTTGTTTTGATGATTTTTAATTGTGATTGATAATAATGGTTCTATTGCCTCCTCTGGATTTGGAAAACCATTCTCACACGCAACTTCTATATCAATAGTTACCACAAGAATCTTATCAATATCCCACTTCACATAGTTAGGATATTCATCTGCAATATAATTATACTGAAATAAAGTATTACCATAAACTAAATGTGGTTGGTCTTCATAAGACTTTAACCACTCTTTTGCCTCTTTGATTGTATCATGTTTTATAGGCGTTACATACTGACCATCAAGAGTTTTATAATTAGTTTCTTTGATAACTTTACAGAATAGGGTAGGCGAATACTTGACTTTACGATTAAGTCTTTCACCATTCACATATTCCCTGACAAGCAAGGTATTACCCCAAGGCGTTACATTAGTATAAAATTGCATGATATAATTATACTCGCTTTAAACAAGTTTTGTCAATGTTTTTATGTTAATAAATCTGGTTGATTACCATAGTGTTTATTCAATGTGTTTAACTTATCTTCGGCATCGGCAAGTTTAACCACCTCTGTATCAACTGCTTGAACTAGGTCTGGGTGTTCACCAATACCAGCAGGGTTTCTATTATAAACATCTATGTTAGCTTTAGCAGAAGCAATTTCTGCCTCATATTTTTTTCTTAGTGCATCAATTATCATTTTTGTCCTCTGGTTTTTCTGTTAATATATAACTTTTGTTTGGATTAACCATCACATTTAAATCATTTAAAAAGATTCTATTTATTAAAAGTGTTGATTTGTTTTCTCTGTAATCTATAGTAAAAGGATAAGAGTAATACATCTTATCATCAAATTTAATATCTAAATTAATTATAGGTCTTTCTTCTTTACCAGCACCAGTTTCTACTTCTCTAGTGCCTACTAAAGATGTAGTCATACTTTTACCATTTAGTTTAATAGTGATTTGTTTATTTTTAATTTCATAACTATCAGCATGAATGACCGAGTGGGGAGCTCCATTACCAGTATCCATTGTTCCTATCATATCCCCAAATATCTTATGATGAAACATCTCAAAAACACCACAAGGTTTTGATGATTTTTTCCATATATTTCTATTCATATACTTTTTAAGTATTTCTGTTGTTATACTAAATTTACCTTTTTCTTTTTTTAAAGCACTTTTGTAAAGTTTAGAATTAATTTTTGGTTTTGCAAATGTTGATTCTATACCTATTAATCCTGGCGTTGAATTAACTTCAATAAAAAAAGGTTCATCTTTTTCTCTATTTTTTGCTGGAATAAAATCAACTCCAACAATATCACCATCAACTGATTTAGCAGCTCTGATTGATTCTGATTTTTCAAGTTCTGTGAGTTCATGAACTTCTGGTTCAGAACCTTGTGAAACATTACTTCTAAAATCACCCTCAATAATAGGTCTTTTTATCGCACCTAAAACTTCTCCACCAACTACAATTACTCTAACATCATAGTCAGTTTTAATTTGTTCTTGTAATATAATATCAATAAATTCATCTTCACGATATAAAAGTTGCACAATACCATGAAGTGCTTTTTCACTTTCTACAAACATAACACCAACACCTTGAGAACCTATAGATGTTTTTAATATCATTGGGTATTTAGCATTTAATTTATCAGCTGCAAATATAGCACCTTCTTCATGTCTAATCAAAACAGTATTAGGTGTATTAATATTATTCTGTTGAAAAATAACTTGATTATACCATTTATCATTACATATTTCATTACATAACACAGAATTAACAACTGTATAACCATCTGCTTCTAATGTTCTTGCCATAGTAAACCAAGATGCACAACCAGACCTTGCATTTAATCCACGCATCATTACAAGAGTATCTTTTGGATTCATTTTAAATGGTTTATCATACTCAACATCATTTTTTGTATCTGGTAATTGAGCATGACCTTTTTCATCTACAGGATAAGAATATAATAATTTACTATCACCATCTTCTTCCATGTAAGAACCCATTAGTTCAGCAAGATAAACTTTGATACCAAGTTCATTTGCTTTTTTCTTAATCATTGGGGCAGTTTCATTTGGGTCTAGTGGGTCATCATGTGATAGAATGACTAATTTATAAGACTGTTCTGAATCTTGTTCAGAAAGAAATTTTTTAAAATTATCCATTATATATTTACTCTGGTTGCCATTTACCCATTGTTTCTTGTTTACCTTTATAGTCAGCGATTGCACTTTTAATTGCATCTTCTGCTAATACTGAACAATGGATTTTTACAGGTGGTAGTGCAAGTTCATTTGCAATATCACTATTTTTAATTTTTTCTACTTCGTCTAAACTTTGACCTCGCACCCACTCGGTCAATAAACTTGATGATGCGATTGCAGAACCACAACCATAAGTTTTAAATTTTGCATCTGTTATAATACCATCATCATCAACTTGAATTTGAAGTTTCATAACATCACCACATGCAGGCGCCCCAACCATACCTGTACCAACATTTGGGTCGTCTTTATCAAGTGAACCTACATTTCTAGGATTCTCATAATGGTCTAAAACTTTATCTGAATATGCCATTTACTCTACCTCTTTCTTCTTACCTATATTATATTTAGTTTCCAACAACCAATCATCTTTCTCTTTGAAAGAAATAATTTTAATTTGACTTAATGGTGCGATAGGTTCTGGTGTAGCTTTCATCTCTACCAATCCCCAATCACTTAGAAGTTTAACTATTGTGTTTCTTCTTGCAATATCATTTTCTGACAAGTTGGTGTCTTTACCATCAAGTGCAAATAATTCTTTGAAGTGAACAATATAATACTTACCCTGTTTATGAAGTATATGGCAAGATTGATATAACTTTTTTTCTTTTCGTGAAGCAACTCCGATACGAGATAATGTTTCTCTTATCTTGAGAAAGTCATCTGGTTCTTTTAGTAGAACCTCAAACATCTGCTCCTGTTTCCAATTTACATTATTTTCCATGTTTACCACCTTTATTCAAACTATCCTTTATAGTTTTTATTTGTTCATTATTCAGTATATTAAGAGCAGATTTAGCTTTCTCATTACCATATCCATAATACTCTTTTACACATTCTAAATCTTTTTCCTTCTTTGCTTTGAGCCAAGGCGTGTATCTGTTCCTTGTTCTTAGAGTATTTAGTAAAAAGTCAAACTGTAATTTCTTGTCTATCTGATGATTCATGTTCATCTCATTGACTAGGAAAATAGTGTCTTGAAAGGGTGCTAAACACTTATTTACAATGTATGCTGGATACTTCTTTTCCCATTGTTCATCTTCACTATCCATGAGTTTTTCTTTGGAAGTATTAATCGCTTTTAGATATTCTTTTAGTTCATACATTCTCTAACCTCACATGTGGGATACTTTCTTCATGATTAATTTCGTTATATAAATTTACACTATCTCCAGCAACTTGTATTCCATTGACTTTATTAAATGCTTTATATGACATATTAAATGCAATACTTCTTCTCTCACCCTCACCTTGAAATGGATAAACTTGATGATACAAAGTATTAGGAAAAAGTAATAAACTTCCAACCTTTGGATTTACTACAAAAGAACCTGTAGTAAAAATGCTATCAGTATTACAAAAAGTAAATTCTATCTGACCATCTAAATTGTTTTTACCAACTATGTTTCTAGGTTTCATGGGTGGCACTTTTAAATATAATACAGCACTTATTTGACAATTGGAATGATTGTGTTGTGGATTATATTCATTTTCATATTGTGATACTGACCAGATAGATTTCATTTGAGTTGTAATATTTACAGATTCATATAAATCTTTTTGACCAGCATTTAGGTAAGCTTGTGATACATAACTTTTACCTACTGTATGAAGAACATTCATAATATTTTTTTGTTCTAACATAGAGTGTGGTATTTCACTTTCAGATTTAATCTGACCAGCAAGTCTAGCACCCATGTCTTTTCTATCTTTAACCACATCAACTATTTCGTTAAATGATTTGATAACAGTTTCTGGTAACTCTACCATCATGACCAAAGGCCCAAATGGTTTTACTAATTTTACATTACTTATTTCCATTTCACCTCAACCATAATTTCTGTTAAACAAGCAAGTAAATTTATTTCTTGGTCAGCGACAAACGCTGATTGATATTGATACTTAGCCAAGATAAGAACTGCATGAGGTATTGTGCTACCATCAACATGGTTGTAAAGATTATCATAAATCCTACGATAAATACGCACAGGGTCATTGTCCAGATTGTGAACAATCCACTTTCTGACATTTGTAAATTCTTTTTCTTTGAGTGCAACCATAAGTTCATTGATATTTACCTCACTAATGTTTACAAGAATACCAGCATCTATTTCACCAGATGTAGAATATCTTTGTAGTTCATTTAAAGTTCTTCGCCAATCTGGAAAATATTTAGTCAATACTTCCATTACAACTCTAGGTTCGTATTTTATATTCTCTGTTTCCAGAATATTCTTCACACGACCAAAGAAGTCTTTGGCAAGTTTTGGTTTATCATCTTTTGCAATAATAAAATCAACGACACTACATCTTGAATGTAGTGGTTCTATTAGTCTGTTCTTATAATTACAAGTAAGAATGAAACCACAGTTCTTGTGAAATTCTTCCATGAACCCACGAAGGGCAGGTTGAGTAGATTGTGGATTTAAATAATCTGCTTCATCAAGTATCACATACTTACGACCACCCTCAAGTGATACAGTAGAAGCAAAGTTTTTAATTTTATTTCTAAGAACATCAATACCAGATTCTTCTGAACCATTTATTAGTAATGATGTTGCACCAATTTCATCAAGCATTGCCTTGGCAACAGTAGTCTTACCGACACCAGGCCCACCAGATAAAATTAGATTTGGTATATGTTTGTCTTCTACAAATTCTCTAAAAGTTTTCTTTAGGTTATCTGGTAAAATACAATCATTGATAGTGCTTGGGCGATGTTTCTCCACCCATAAAAAAGTTTCCATAATATAAAGTCCAATTTGTTATTCATAACTTGATTCTGGTTCAAGTGCAACCCAATACTCAACATCTTTGTTTGTAGATTTTAGATGACTGATATTCTTTGATGATATCTCTACATCATAGTTACCTTCCATCACTTTTAAATTTTCTACTTTATAGAAAAACTTAAAGTTACTACCTTCTGTTTTTGTATCAACATCTATAGAGAAAGTGTTTGCAGTATCATTCTTTTTATCTTTAACTGTTAGAAAGACATCAGCATCTTTTTTCTCTAAGACTAAATCTGGTGCTTGAATTACACCAGCAGCTCTTTTCAGTTTGTTTAAGTTCTCACCATTCAATGTAAACTCTACTTCCTTACTTGGCATAGTAATCGTTTTGTTTGGTGAAGTAACAACTGATGGGTCTGAATAAAAATATTTCAGAGAGTTCTTTGGACTGTTTTCTTCTTTGATAGTTACAAATCCATCATTGAATTCTAGAATAGGACTTGTAAATAAAGATATAGAAGCAAGAAATTCATTCAAGTCATAGATTGCAACTTCTTTATCAAATGATTCTTCTACATCTGCTTTTGCAACTATATTTTTCATAGCAGACATTGTTGTCAATGTACTACCTTCCTTGATAACAAGGTTTTGATTTATAGTCGCAAAGTTTTTTAACACTTCAATAGTGTGTTCACTTAGTTTCATAATATACTCCTTACGATTTTATTTCTTTTGTTAATGTTGGTGATTTAAATTGTGAGATAGTTTCTTTACTATCTGTAATATTAAAGTTAGCAGACATTGTTCTTCGTTCACCATCACCAAAAAATGGCATGACACAATGTTGTAACCAATTAGGAAATATTATACAAAATCCTTTTTTAGGTTTTATATATTCCTGTGCATCTAACTTTAATCTATAAACATCATTGATTGTGTTCGTTGATGTTATTAAACCTGTAAATCCATCAATACCACCAGCTGCATTGTGTAATGTAGGAAAGCCTGGTTTATCTTCAATACACTTTGGTACTTTTAAATACATTATCATAGATAGTCCTGCTGGTGTTTGACAACCATGTGCATGTAAAGGATTATAATCTCCAGCATAACTATGTACAGTCCATGCTTCAAATGCCGATGCAACACTATCACGACTATATCCAATTTTATCTTTTAATAAACTAGTCGCACAATTATCTACAACAGTCTTAAAATCTTTTCCCATTTTACTATCTAAAGGAAAAGTCCATTGAGCAGATTTTTCGTTCTGATTAATTTGTCCAACTAACTGACTTTCATGTGATACATTACTTGGTATAATTACATTATCAATGTGGTAATTTATATCATCTACAAATTCATCTGGAAACTGTATTGCCAATAATTTATAAGCAGGAATAGTTTTTATCTGTGCTTTAGTGTCAAAAGTTTTTGGTTCTTGTTTAACTTGTTGACTACCTAAAGAACTTGAAAGGTCTTTCAAGCTCATGCTCTGTCCTTTCTGTAATGGTCGCCTGTTAATCTATCTTTTAATGTGATATTAATATTCGCAGAGAATGTTCTTCTTTCATCATCTTTTACATCACTAAAGAATGGCATAACACCATGTCTTAGATAACTAGGGAACATAATCAATGTACCAACTTCTGGTTTTATATATTCTTCTGTAATAGGTCGTAACATATTTATATCTCTCATTCCATTTACACCCCATTGTAAATATGTAAATCCATCTACATTACCAGATGATTCATTTAGTCCACCAAATTCTTCTGATGGGTTTCCTAGTTTTGCAATACATCTAGGAACTTTTAAATAATAAATTAAAGATACACCCATTGGTGTTCTAGTGCCATGGTCGTGTACAGGATTGTAATCACCATTGTAACTATGTACAGTCCACATACTTTCCATTGAGGTTTCACACTCAATACCAATTGACCTATCAACAAATTCTTTTGCAAGTCTTTGTAATACACCACTAAACATTTCACCAACTTCATCACCTTCGTGTGGGAAAGTTAATTGTGCTGACCTTTCGTTTTGACTAATCTGTCCAACTAAACCTTTTGAATGGTCAACATTGTTTGGTATGATTACACTATCAATGTGTTCGTTTATTTCTGTGGTAACTTCAGCAGGAAACTGACAACGCATCATATTGACTGCAACTTTTGGTCGCATTGCAATTTGAATTCCGCCAGGATTTTCTGGTAGTTTTTCACCTGTGTCTGTTTGTTGTTTGTTTGAAACTTCATTTTGAGCATTTATCATATCTGCTCTTTTCACTTGTTTTACATCATCACTCATAATATTCTCACTTTGTTTTTTTTGTAGTTCGTTTGCTTCTTCTAAAGCTTGATTATAATCCTCAATAGTGAAAGGTTTACCTTCACCCAACTCACTTGGTCTAATGACTTCGGTTTTGCCTGTTTCAGAATTAAATCTATCAATACCACCGACACCGATATCTACATCACCATCAATCTTTATATCATCACTCATAATATATTCTCCAAATTTATTGAGTATTATATATGAAAGGAACAGGTATTGTCAACCTGTTCCTAACACTTTTTTAAAAAATTATTTTACTTTAATAGTTCTTGGTTTTTTGTGTTCTGGCACAATCTGTTCCAATTCTATTTCAAGTAAACCATTTTTTAGTTTCGCATCTTTGATTTCAATATCATCTGCAAGTGTGAACTTTCTAGTAAATGCTCTTTTTGCAATTCCTTTATGAACTAAACCCTCGTTTGGGTCTTTATCAGTCAATAAATCTGCCGATTTAATCACTAGAACGCCATCAGTTAAGACAACTTCTATTTCGTCTTTACTGAATCCTGCTAATGCGATTTCAATTACATGTCTGAAATCATCTGTCTTTCTGATATTGTATGGTGGGAAACCACCTGTTTCGTAGGTTGTTCCATAATCTACTAGTCTGTCAAAGACCCTATCAAATCCAACTGAAAAAGGTGTAATTTGATTTATATCAAAATGTGTTAGTTTAACCATATTAAGCCTCCTTAATTAAGCAAAGTTTAAATTATTGTGAACCCATTAGGCATTCACACCATTATTTATACAAACAAAACTATAGTTTGTAAAAAAAGTGTACCAGATTTCTCTGGCACACTCTGAGGTATCAAACATGAAGTTTGAATTCCTTAATAGTTTACAGGATTCTCAATTATATCTTCGTCATCTTCATAGTCATTATCACTAGATAGATTCTGAATATCTTCACCAGCATCTATCTTAGTGTATAAGTCTATGAATGAATCCTTAGTATCATCATCAAATCTTGATACACACAACTCAATTGATTTCATTTTGTCTTTGAAGATTGAGTGTGCCTTAACAATGTGGTCAAGTCTTCTAGTAGAAATGATTTCATCAACTCCACCATCATAGAATGTTTTTCTAATAACTTCTGCCCAAACTGTTAAGTTTTCTGCAAACTTTTCGTCCATGTTACCATACTTAGTCATACTACCGAGAATAATTTTTAACTCAACTTTTGAACTAGGGTATGGTTGTTCAATTGTAACAGCGAATCTTTCTAAGAACGCCTCGTTAAGAATGTTAGTACCAACAAATCTACCATCATCAGAACCTTTTCCTTTTGTGTTTGCAGTTGCAATCACATTGAAACCTGGCTTTGGTGTAACCCACTTGTTAATCTTTTTGAGGAAAACACCTTTACCCTCTAGAACAGGTTGTAATGCAAGTAACTTGTTAGAACCTAAATCACATTCATCTAACAATAAAGTACAACCTCTTTCCATCGCCTGAATAACAGGGCCTGGCACAAACTTAGTTTCACCATTAATCAATCTGAAACCACCTAGCAAATCATCTTCATCTGTTTCAATGGTGATGTTTACTCTAATCAATTCTCTTTTTAATTGAGAATGTAATTCTTCAACCATTAATGTTTTACCATTTCCAGATAAACCTGTAATAAAAACAGGATAGAACATTTTAGATTGAATAACTTTTTTAATTGTAGCACAATGACCCCAAGGCACAAATCCCTCAAAATGACTAGGAATTAAATTTTGTGTTTCAGTATTTGTTACAAGATTAACAACTGCTTCTTTTGGTTCGTCATTCGCAACTACAGTTTTTGTAACTACAGTTTTTTTAGTCTTAGCGACTTTAGTAGTTTTTTCAGAACCACTATTTGGTAATTGATATTTACCATAACCAACTTTTTCAAAACCACTTTGACCTAAAAATCTTGTCATTGCACCTGCTGAATTTACAGGTTCTAACATACCTTTAGAATCTAAGCAATTTATGATATCTTTTCTGGTAAGAATGGCATCTTTACCAAACTCCTCAGAAAGAATCTTAATTAACTCATTTTTCGTTTCCATATTGATACCTCACATATCTCATAATTAATATAAACAGTATAACAGCCTCAAACATCTTTTGTCAACTATTATTTTATAAATAGGAATGATTCTCATTAAGCAATCATTCCTATGAATTTATTGAGTAATGGTCTTTGATTTTTTCTTCCAGAACTCATTTTTCCAAATGCTTTTTTCAATTCACTTTTCTTTGCACCAACTTGAACATCTGATAAATCTTCTGTAGATGTGTCAAGTTTTTGACCACCTGGCAGAACATACATCTCAGTCCAAGCTTGGTCAGTAATAACTGCAACATTTTTTGTTCTCAATTCTTTTTGTATTGCTTTAAGTTTTTCTGTATCGTTCCAACTAATATCAAAGATTGCTTCTATATCTGACTTTGATATATTTCCTTTTCTATTTTTACCAGCAATAAAGAAGTTTACTACATTCATGCCTGGCACTCTATTCTTTAAAAATTCTAACAGTACAGGTGTTTGATTTGAATATTCAAATTTAGTATCTCTAGCATAATCATTATTTTTGTAAGTACCTTTCCAAACTTTTTTAGTAACAGGGTCAGTAAGTATTGTATTTACATCATCTCTGTAACTAAAATCTTCATAGAACGATTCTACACCAATTCCTTCTTCAATGAAATCACCATATCTATCTGTATGTTCACCTTTATAAACATATTTTCTATCTAAAGAGTTACTGTATCCATCAGTCAAGAATACTGTATGAACTTTTTGTAGTCCATTATCTTTTTTAAACTTAGGTACTAAATCCATAGCAACAACTATTGATTGATTTAGTGGTGTACTATACAATGTAAAATTATCTGCAACAGGAATTTCTTGACCCATTTTATCTCTGTCTTCCCATCTAATTCTTTTGTAACCATATGCTTGGTCATAGTAAGATGCCATTCTCCAAAGATTATTTAATGAATCCATCATATCTTTTTTATTTGCCCTACTTGATACTAAGTTTAATAATGTTAAATCATTTACTACGATATCATTATGTTTTCTTTT